TGCCAATTTTGCGCGAAAATGCATCGGAGGTGTTCACTTGCGTGGTATTCCAGATTCTCCTAGAGGGAAAGCCTTAATAGTTACTCAAAAAGAGATTCAGGATGTTTGGGATCAAGCACATAAGATTTGGAAAGGTGCTTTTCCATCTACAGTGAATGGAGATTTTCCTACAACCCGTTATGAAAAACAAGTTTTAGTTACTCAAGACATACATAAGAACTCACCTGTTAATTATCTACCAGTCGGCAGTAATGTCGAATACTTGGGACAAGATGGCAGGAGAGTTACCTATACTAAGAGTAAAGTGAGGAAGACTCCCATCTCAGATACCGTTGCTGAAGTTACTGGAGTTGAGAACCAATATGGTCCACCTAAATTTCACAGAACTAAAATGTGGCAAGCATCTCTAGCTCACTCAGCCAATCCTAGTGCAGGAATTGAAGGTAGTCTCGTCGAAGCAGCATATAAGGACTATGTTGATGGTCTTATTTCCATTTTTAAGCGTGACAAGTTTAAATTGTGGGTTTTATCAGAACTTGTTCCTTTGACTGATATGGAAATTTTGTGTGGTAAAGATGGTAGGCGTTTTCTTGATGCTATGAAAAAAGACACTTCCAAAGGTTATCCATTGTTTGGACCTAAACGAGAAATGATTGAACCATTGGATCCGCTGGATTACCCGGATTTTCAATGCCCAGCCAAAGCTCACCCTATGATTGTTGCTGAAATGAGAAAGATGGAACAAATTTTACTTTCGGGTATGCGTTGCTATTCCATTTTTAAAGCATGTGTTAAGGATGAACCTACCGAGTTAACTAAAGACAAAGTTAGAGTCTTTCAAGCTGCGGATTGGGCCACTCAAATGCTAGTACGTAAATACTTTCTACCTCCTGCCCGTATTTTATCACTATTTCCACTCGATTCTGAGTGTGCAGTAGGAGTGAATGCTCAGGGTCCTGAGTGGGATCAATTAGCAAATCACATGAAGAAACACGGAGTAGATCGTATTTTAGCAGGAGATTATAGTAAATACGATCTCCGTATGCCTGCACAAATAATTAACGCTGCTTTTGCCGTTTTAATTGAGATTGCAGAAAAGTGCGGGAGGTATACTGAGGATGATTTAATTATCATGCGTGGTATTGCGACTGAAATTGCGTATTCCTGTGTAGCTTACAATGGAG